TATCTCGACTAGGTAGCGGTTCATGTTGCAGGCTCACAAGTAATTTCGACGCCGGTACTATTGCGTGGTCTTAGCTTTAACCAAATGCCTCCTAAACTTTTTGGCATTACTATTTTTTCAATTGCAAATCCACCACCGCCTTTGAATTCTTGTTTATAAGTGCCCGTTTGGATATGCCATCGTTGTTCTATACGCTGCTCCCCTTTGTTGTTTATACGATAGCAAGGATGAGCAACAATTGTACGTTCGTGGTTATGGCCATTTACGATGACATCAGCGTCTGGCATGATGCTGGCATAGCGACCACCGCCAAGTGTGCCTTTTGTTATTACACCACCCCAAGTGCCATGATGATAACCAAGCGTTAAACGCCTAATTTTTTCTTGTCTTTGTTGTGCGCCAGTATTACCTTCTTGGTAAAACGTAAACCAAATAAAGCCCTGATAACGCATGTGCTCTACAGGGCTGCCGCTGTCGCGCATGATGCGCACTACGTTACCAAGTGGGTCAACTTCGTTGTGGTTAATAATTGCTGTTTCATGGTTACCGTCTGACATCATTAAGATGTCATCTTGCCACGGTTTCAGCCAGGTTGCAGTTTCGTTAAATACTAGGTCGAAATAATTGCCGCCTAAATGTTCTGGCCTTATATCGCCTTTACTGCCACGTCTATCTTTTTTGCCTTGCATTAGGCACATTACATCACCAAAGAAAAGCGCCTTACCTTTACGTTCTTTCATTTCATCTAGATGCTTTTTGAAAAGCTTGCGGTCGCATTTTGGATTATCTAGGTGAATGTCGGATGCAAGAAAGAAATTATATTGCATTGTAGTTGAGGTATAGGGAATTCGTATTTCAGTTAATTCTGGGCTGTGGCGGATTACTTCGCATTTCATGGCTTCACCAACAGCGCCCAACCAGTACTAGCGCCATCTGGCATCCAACGGCGATTGAAGCGTTCTCGGCTGTATTTAATACCAGCGCCACCGGTATTTTTGACATAGCCACCATTAACGAGATCAGCCTCGCCATTTGGATCGTTCAGAATCCAATGCTCAGCAGTGAATCCAATCACGACGCTCCAGTGTCCACCACCGCTAGGTGACTGCGCAGGCCCTTTGTGCAGCCAACCCACGGCTACGGGCCTCCCAGCACGTAACTCAAGCTCCAGCAACCCAGGTGCGCAGTTGGTCGCAAATCTGGCTTGCAAACCTAAAGAACGCAACGCCCCCAATTGTGCTTGGCTATCGGTCGTATCGCCAAACTTGGCACGGATGGCATTATATTCATCATCGCTCTTCACTTTGCCGTAAAACTTAGCAATCATCGCGCAACTACTGGAGAAGCATTCGCGGTAACCAGTGCCACTTTTGTTATCATTTTGTGCCTCATAGGGCACCTTCAGTAACACTGAGCTGGCTTTAGTTGGTATGCCCCAGAGTTTTGCCTCGGCTTCACGTCTACGGCGGAGGCCAGGTTCTGCTGGTGTACCAGCATTTACGTATAGCATCAATGCCGCTGGCACTGCATCATAATCTGACTCGCGCAGGCATTTGCTTATAGTTACGAAATCTGGCGCACCGCAAAAATGCCAACCTACGTTATAGGCAAACGAGATCAACGCATTTTGACGGTTTGCCGTTAATGTTTTCCAGCCTGGTATTGTTTTTGCTAATGCCGGTACAACCTGAGTTTCTAGCATGTTATCCAGCAATCCATCAGCAGCATCGCGTGTGATGGTATCGCCGATTTTTACTGCTGCGCCATCAGGCCATCTAGTGGTGCCCCAGCCGATGGTTGGCACACCGGCAGGACAAATGTATGCTACATCACTGAAACCTTCAAACTCGCGGATTAGCGCACTGGCTTGCTGCCATGCCAATGTGGGTTTTGGCGCTGGGTCAGCCCTGAATTTGCTTAGAAATTCCTGCTGCTCCTCAATAGTCAGCAAGTCCCACGCATAATTGAATGCTGCCTGCTGGTGCGGGAGCGGCGGCTTGCTTGTAGCTTTTGCCGCTGCCAAGAAATTACTCACTTTTTAACCAGTGGTGTGATGATGCCAGCAAGAATTTCAATAGCGCGATACAACCTTACAAACAGCGCGGTGTAACGGCCTAGCCTGTCATTGTCTTTTGGCGTTGGTGTCAGATTTACTACTGCCACGGCTGTAGCGTGTACGCCGATTGCGGCGGCTGTGTATGAAGCGATGGATTCAGGAGTGATAATCATGGTAGTAGTTAACGCACCTCTAGTTTACTGACGCGGTTTTCGACTTGATTAAGGCGCTGAAACATCTCGCGATTGGTTTGCTTTATGTCAACATGCAAAATCTCAAGAGAATTGGCAATATGTTCCACAGCCGAAGTGAGGCGCACGATGGCAGCAGACGCCTCCTCATTGCGCCTAGAAAAGCCAAACATCCCCATCGCCGCCACTGAGATGGAAGCCCCTAGCGCCGCTGCGAGAATTTCGATCACGGCTCAGGCTGACGATGCCTCTAGTCTACCTGCTCAGAATCCTGCTGTAGTGCTGCCACTGCTAAAAAACTCCACCCCGTGAATAGGAGCAGCGATAACGAGCCCAGCCCTAACAAGGTAATCATGTCAAGGTGTATTCAACCCATTCGCCAGCAGCTTCGTCCCATCTGTAAAGCGCACCATCTGCCGGCATTGGCACTGGTGGCACCCATCGGCAGGTGGCTTCATCTAGCAGCCAACTTGGATAAGGTTGCTGCGGAATAAATGCGTCACGGCCTAAGTCGTAGGTGTAACCAATCCCTGCGTAGTTCTTGCGGAATGGTGTGCCGCCGCCGCTGTGCACATTGCCGTGGGTGTTATAGCTGGTGCGTTTGCACACTTGGCCACGGAAGTTGCCGTAATGCACTTCCCAATCAATGCCTTCTTCTCCTTCATCTTTGCCAACAATCACCTCGGTGACAATGTTGCTTTCATCTAGGAATGCGTAGTGTGCCATTGTGATTATGCGAAAGAAACGAGGCCGGTGCCGGCAGTAAATGTTGTCACTTTACTAGAGTCAACTGTTGCGGTAGTAAATGTAAGCCCACCGCCGGGGTTAGAAATTGTAAAAGTGTTTGGGTAGCGAAGGATTACAACGCCAGAACCGCCAGAACCACCATCCGCGCTGTCAGAACCGCCAGCACCGCCACCGCCACCGCCAGTTGAAGCTGTCCCTGCCGTTCCATTAGTGTCTTGTCCACCAGCACCGCCGCCGCCGGCCCCGCCGGCCCCGCTAGCAGTACCAAAAGAAGCTAAAGAGCCGCCGCCGCCGCCACCAGCACGAGTTACTGATGATCCAGTGATAGATGATGAGCTCCCTGCACCACCAGCTCCTGCGGAGTTAGGAGAAGAAGGAGAAAGATTACCGCCGACAGCACTTGCACCACCACCACCTGCACCACCACGGACATCTACGTAATTAGGGACCGAAGGTGTAAATGCGTTTCCACCGTTAAATCCCTGCGCTGGTGATGTTGATGGGGTATTTCCAGCACCACCGTTGGCGGCCCAAGAGGCACCACCACCAGAACCGCCATCCCTGCCGGCAGCATTATAGGCAGCACTGCCAGCGGCACCGCCGCCGCCACCACCGGCAGAAGTTATAACGTTAAAAACGGACGCAGAACCATCAGAACCTTTTGAGTTTAAATCAAGTCCACCCGCACCACCTGCTCCAACAGTGACGGTATAAGGTCCAGAAGCCGGTGAAAAACCAGTATCAGTTCTATAACCGCCAGCACCACCTCCTCCAGTATGAGCCCCGCCGCCGCCGCCACCTCCTCCAGCAATAACAAGGTACTCTGAAGCAGAACCAAAGCTACGTTGATTTTGAAAGATTGCCAGTAAAGCGCCGCTCATGTTAAGCCGCTCCCTGAGATAAGCCAGTTGGTGGATGTAATTTTAACTGCTGTTGCAGAGCCATATTGCGCCAATGTGCGGGAACCAGTTGTACCGGCAGGGCTTAAATTCATTGTGTCAGTCGTAATCGCAATCGTAACGGCTGCTGCTGCCATATTGATAAAGGTAATGGCGGTGCCGATTGGATAAGCAACAGAACTGTTGGCAGGGATAGTAAATGTCCTTGCGTTATTGTCGCCAACGGGGTGGAATATATGCTTGCCATTATCGGCAAGAACTAATGTATAAGCGGCTGATTGGCTATTCTGCGGGATATTCCTAAACCCAACCGCATCGGTGCCATCTACGGTGCAATTGGATAAGGTGCCAGACGCAGGCGTACCAATTGCTGGAGTCGTAAGCGTTTTATTGGTAAGGGTTTGGGTGCCCGTGGTGGTCACCAAATTATCAGCAGTCAGCGTTTGCGTACTGGTGACAATGGAATCAACTTTGACAGATCCGTAAGGCATTACAGAATCACCCAGGTAGCGTTTGCAGGTACTGTAACAGCGAAAGTAGCAGTGACTTCAACTGGGCCAGCAGACATCCCATTATAACCTGCTGTCAAAGTGTAGTCCGCCCCAATAACTTGTTGCGTCTCAGCAATTACGGAACTTCCACCTGCTGCAGCCCATGCAAGTACGGCAGAACCGTTAGTAACTAATGCCTGCCCAGCGGCTCCATCTGTTGCAGGTAGTGTCCATAACACATCTGTTGAAATCGTTGCTGGTGCCTGGAAACCAACGTAGTTAGTGCCGTTTGCAGTTGCTTCACGGAATCGGGCATCAACCTGATTATCTAAAATTACGTTACCGGTCAAGGTGCCGCCTGCTAATGGCAAGGCCGCTGCGGCTAGGTCGTATGCGGCTTTAACTGCTGTTGGCGTGGCAGCTAATACTGAGCTGGTAGTGCTGGTGCTATCGCTTAACTGGACCGCGCCAGCCACGCTTGTGGTGGCGGCCACAATCTTGCTGCCTGCAATCGCGGCGCTGGCGTTTATATCTGCGTTAACAATTGAAGCATTGCCGCTAACAATAACCGTCCCAGTTTCATTTGGCAGCGTGATTGTCCGATCTGCCGTAGGATCGACAACCGCCAGTGTGGTCTCGAATGCGTTCGATGTTGAGCCCTCAAAACTCAAGCTACCAGCAGTACCAATCTCTAAGTTGCCTGTTATCGTACCGCCAGCAATCGGTAGTTTTTCTGTATCAAGTTCTTGAATTGCAAGTTGAACATTACCGGAAGAGATGCTTCCTGCTGGTGTAAAGCTAACATTGCTAGCAACTTGCGCAGTTACTGTTTGCGATACGTCAATTTCAGTCCAAGCTATACCATTGGACAGCACAATATCCGGTGGTGATAACGCTACCTGTGGCGCATTGCCTGAAGTAATCGTGCCAGCATTGGATACAACTAAGTAATAGCGACTGTTACCTGCGGCTGCAACCGGTAATGGTTGGCCTACTATTAAGCCAATTGCTGTGCCTTCTGCTGTAACAGAAGCAATTAGCCCGGTGCCACTACCTGTAGAAGCATTGAACGTGCCAGCAAATACAATCTCACCAACTGAAATACCAATCGGCTGGTAAACATTGCCATCGAAAAGAAATAAGTCGCGGCTGAGAGGGTTGAAAAAGAATTGCGAAGTATAATCTGCAGTTGGTTGAGTATCACCAAATTTGCAAACTGCGTAATTAGCTAACTTGGCACCTGTAATTGTATTAGCTGCAATACGCGCTATATCAACACTGCCAGTCGTGATTTTACTTGCATCAAGAGCTGGGATATCACCTGCTATCAATGCAGCGCCTGCGGTAACAACACCTTTGCTATTTACAGTAACTTTTGGATATGCAGTGCCGCCTGTGATGTTTGCTTGTGTCGCTAACAGTAATTGGCTGCTGCCATTTAACCCAAACTCATCACCAATTTTTATGCCGCCCAGAACACTGGTAGTAGCAGCACTGGTCGAGAGGATGCCATTGCCATCAACAGCAAGACCAGTGCCTGCAATAACAGCGCCTTTTACTGCATTTGTAGCAACAGGCAAATCAGCCGCGACTAAAGCAGCAGTGCTAACAATATGGCCTTGTGCGTCATATGTAATACCGCTGCGAGTGCTAGCGCCACCTGCAACTGCATTGCTGTGGCTTAATGCACCGCCGCCGGTAAGTGCGAGGCCACCTGCTGGTGGTATTGATACACCACCGATAACAGATGTTGTGGCAACTGGTACATCAGCACCAGCAAGCGTTGCACCAACAGTTACGTGGCCTCTGGGATCAACAGTCAGTTTTGTATAGGTGCCAGCAGTAGCGCCGGAGACCGCATGTTCAAGGCTGCCGGTCCCTGCATTCCTAACAATCGGACTGGTAGGCGCCACCAGTTGCAGATTGCTAGAGCTAACCGTTACACCACCTGTAGCTGGGATGGTGCTGGTGTCTAATTTGGCAGCGGTTACCGTGCCATTCGTAAGATTGGTGCCGCTGATGCCGCTGAGGTTGACTTTGGCTACTGGTATTGACGCATCATCTACTAATGCAGCGCCTTGCTGTACTAAATTTTTAACTGTAATTTTTTTAGTGTCACTACCCGCGATGCTAAAAATAGGCAGTACATCTGCTGCTGCTGGCGTTGCCTCAGCAGTTAGCTGATCGATGCGCTGGTTAGCCATTTAAAGCTCCTCTCCGAGTTCTAGAATGTCACCATCAGCGGTGCTTAGAACCAGTCTATCACCCGCAGAGTTGAGCAACAGGTCAGCCCAAGTAACAGTTTGCACTCGTAGCTTGATTTCGCCTGTTGTTACAAACGTAAATCGGCTTTCAATTATATCGCCAGCCGTGCATTGGATAGCTGCATTAGTCATCACACCTTGAATTTCGTACCACACTGAATCGTTGCTGGCATTGACGCCTTGCGCCTGGCCTTCAGTTAAGATATAAAGATTAGCTTTAAAGTCACTGCCAAATTGTTGACGCAGTAATAGATTATGCAGATACACTGCAATTTCAGTCTGTCCTGCGGTTGCATAATCAAAAATACAGTCGATACTGCCTGATCCAGTGATCAAGGTGCTGTATTGATTCCTAAATTCATCGCCTAAACTAGAAGTATCAACAGCCTCGCGATCAGTTGATAACTCAAACCGTATAATATTTGCTAATATCCTTGGCACTGAATTAAGGATTCTACAGCTAACAGCAACGGCAGCGCCGGGTGTTGCCAATGCAACTCTGTTGTTTGATGTGCCAGCAATAGCATCAGAGTACGTATTGTATAACCGCAACCCGCCAAGCTGGTCTACATTAACAAACCAGTTACCTTTAGGGTACGCCCACCCTGATACAAATGATAATGTAGATGCACTACTAAATTCTACAAAATCACCTGTAACAAATGCACCAAAACTAAAATCAAAACTAAACATTCCCTTGCTAACATTAACGCTTGCAGGTGCAATCGTTCCTGCAATTGTGTCGCCACTATCTCTGATAAGTTCTATATTGCCAGCATTGCCTAGGTAAACGGTCATAGCGTTACGCCTGTTGGTGCGCCAGTGAATTGGAACTGGATACTAGCCTGCATTACCTCACCAACGGCACAACTTAACTCTGCACTGGTAATAATACAACTGCCTTGAATTAACTTAGTGCCCCAGCCGAGTTTGATAACAAGTATGTCCGACTCACTTACGGTGCTAGTTTTTATTATGCGTTCTAGTAATGGTTTTGCTGCATCGTCGTAATAGAAGATTGTTGCACTGCCGCTGCTAGTGCGCAAACCTGGGACATAGGTGCGATCACCATCAGCAAGCACTGTGGTTTCAAGCGTATCAACCGTGGCGGAGATGTTCCAGTTGCTTACTTTGGCTACAACTGTGCCGTTATAGGTGAGGGTGCCATCCTTGCCGCTGTAGTAGGTCATGAGTCAAGCACTCCAATTAGTTTTACCGTAACGGACATGCGCCCAGTTTTTACGCTACTAAATTGCGGTGGTTCCGCATAACGGTATTTTAGCCCAAACGGTGCTGCGCTAAAGCGATTGGATGTACTACCGCTTTCATCATTTATATGAAATGTCTCATTGCCGCTTTTAGGCTTTGTAGGCAACGGAAAATAATATAACGTGCCATTGCAAGCTAAATAATGGTCATGGATAGCGGCAGCATCCGTTTCAGTGATATTGCTATATTCTAAATCTAAAGTTTTATCAAATGCTTTATTGCCATATTGCACCCGTGCCTCAACGCCGCTTTGCGAACGGAAAGTTTTACCCGCAAAATCGCCGGGCGACATCGACCGTGCTGTAGGCACAAGTTCAGGGAAATTAGGGCCTGCGGTGCTCATTGTTCGTTTTGCACTTCAAATAGGGTTGCATCCATATTTAAATATTTGATCCTGCCATCAGTTTCTAGTGGTACGTGGCTGCCAGTTATTTCTATCTCTCCACCATCATAAGCGATCATCTCTGCCTTGTATAAGCGATTGCTGGTGCTAGAGCTGTATTGCGTAAACACACTATTTGCAAATTCAGGCGTGGTCTTGCCATCAGCGCCAATCACCATTGACCGTTCTTCTACTTGTGTCATGCTAGAACGCCAGAAATATACGGTGTAAGTGCCAGCCGCCATTGGGCTACTAGATACCACAGTACCGTCCTCAAGCACGTAACCATTCTGGAACCGCTCCACGTGCCTTGCTTGGCTTGATACCCGGAAATATTGCCCTGGTTGCAAAGCTAAACCATTTGGTAATGTCTTAAACGATATTGTATGAGTGATATGGTATCGCACATTAATCAAAAGTTTTGCAAACAATATTGCATGGTCAGCGCTGGTGCAGAAGCCTGTAAAATCAATGGCTTCAACTTGCGGATTAGGATTAGCTGGGTCAATCCGTTTAACTAAAATATTGCGTGTTTCGGCAAATCCGTTCTCAACTTCATCGCGCATCGTAACTAATATTTGCGGCGCTTTGCGTTGTTCGGCAGGATACCAGCTTACGGTAAGCGAATCTTCAATAATGTTGCCATCAGTAAACAATGCCGATATTACTGGCTTGCGCTCATATGCACCATCTAATGTGTAACCGCTTAAATCCGATCCTTTATTAACTGGGAATGTTGGCTGTAGTGATAACTTGCCACCTAATACTAAAAAGTCTAAAAAGAAATATTGCGCATTCTCATGGCCCCAGTCCCTGATATTTACTGGTGCTGCCAATACGCCATCCCAGTAGAAATTATTTGCTAGGCATACCTTGCAGCCTTCTGCGAAGCCGTCCCAGTCCACCATTGTGGTAGGCATTAGATTTGAGTTGCTGATCAAGTGATACACAATTTCTGGGTATAAATTAGATGCACCATAAACAGCAGCCGCATTTTCGTCATTGGTCGTAAAGTCATCGTTTACTATTTTGCGCACCTTTGATCCTTTCTTGGCGTAATAAGTAAAATTATTGAAACTGCTCCATTCCTTGCCACTGCGCAGTTGCAAGCCGAGTAAAGACATGTCTTCATACAGTGGTGCGTATTCAATAGTGCTAGTCGTGGTTGCCTGCTTGTCAAGCTTTAGGTTTTGGCGCTGCTCGTTGATATAAACAATTTGATGTTCCGGGCCGCCTTCATGGCTGCCTTCTTGCCCATCATGCAAATATATATCCGCTACAGCATCAAATTCTTCTGCTACGGCTGCACCGGCTCCAGGTAAGTCAACGCTGTTTATTGTCAAAGTGAGCTGTGGGCTCAAACCATTAACAGTAACTTTATCGCCATTTTTGTAATTAGCGCCACCATTGTTTATGCTTACATTGCCTTGGTAAACCGCTTGCTCTGTATAAGTAACATTAATATCTCCTTGTACTCTGCCATTAGCAGGTGCAGGAAAACCTGGCGGCATTAATACGCTATAAGTACCATTAGCGTCAGAAGCTAAATACGGCTGCCCATCATCGTTTATATCGAATCCGTCAAAAGCAACTATAGTAACTATTGATGGGAAACTGTTTAAATTTGTCCATAGAAGCGGGTACGGCCACCCTTCATTATTATTAGCATCCGTGCCATATCCAGTGCCAAAATATCCAGTGCCGCCAAGTTTTTGCCCAAACTCTGCAAATGTCAACGCACGTAATGTAAACTGTACATCTACATAGTGCGGCCCTTTAGTAAATCTTACTACTTTAGTATATTCTTGCCCAGAATATTGTGGTATTGGAGCTTGCATAATGCCCATATGTAGCCATCGCGTTGCTAGCCCAACAATGACATTACCAACTGGCGTGGCCGGCGTTAATAACGCAGCAAATAGATTTACAGTTAGTCCCGTGCCGGAGCCGCCAGAAGTTGAAACAGTCTGAATCTCATTGATTATGTTGTTTGTTGTAAATGTTAATGGCGAAATGCCTAATACTCTGCCGCCTAGTGGCTTGCCGCCAAAGAACATAACCTCATTCGTAGCCGTATTTTTATCTAATTGCTCAAGGTATCCTTTGAACCCGACATCAAATGACCCTATCGATGTTGAAGTGACATACTGCTCAGCCTTCCCAGTGCGTCCATCTAACACGCAAACAGGATTATTACCAAGCCTGGTGTACGCCAAATATTGACCACCTGAAATTGGCCTAAATCTGATTTCATATTGTTTGTCGCTGTCAGGAAACGCTACTCGAATAAAATTAAACTGGTCTACTGGGGTGCGACCTTTAACGCAAAATACACCGCCACCGCCGCGAACCAAGCGTTGCCAAACTGTTTGCCCTTGCTCCTTTATTTCTAATCTAAAAAACGAATACCGCAAGCCATAATCGCTATACGTACCAACAGTATAATTATTGCCACCGGCTTCTATATCAGCTAAATATGCTTCATCTGGTATAGATGAAAAATTAACCATGCCGCTGAATCGTTTCCATACTTGTGATTTAATGCCAATCTCAACTTGGTTTAATTTTCTAGTTGTAGTAAAATTTCCTATCGCTATTTTGCAAACCGTTGGGCCATACGTTGGGTTTACTTTCCCCAATAAAACTTGCACATTAGCATCAGGCGCATAAGTAGGCAAAGGATTGTGTTCTATGATTCCATTGCCAACTAAAAGAACTTTGCCACTTTGCAAGCACTTAAAGGTGTAAATCTTTTTAAGCTTATCGCTCCACAGCTCTTGGGTATTTTCACTTATGCAAACAACTTCTACAGCACCGGCAAGGTAAGTTTCACCTATAACAATTACATCATCGATGGATTGCCTGTATGAGTTTTCTTTTGTTATTACATCTTTATTGCCTCCTACAAGTGGGAAGTCATCAATTGAATTTCCTAGATTTACATGAAATTCTAAAGTTTGCCCTTCTACAACTTCAATCTCCTGTGTGCCTTGATCAACTGCAGAACTTCTTAATCCTGTGCGAGCAGCGAATAAGCAAGAATTTTTGCGCCGCTCAACACTTGCTTTATTTGCAGCTATCGTACCTTTTTCCCATTCTTTTAGCGCTCCCGCTACATCAGCTCCCGCGCCAGGATACCAGAACTGAGGGAATGATACGCGAACACGCTTGAACGGTAATCGCCATCCTTGCCCATTACGTAGCGGCTCTGATATACCGAATGCCGTCATTGTAGACGGTATCCTGACGCCACTAAATATAGGCTTTAAGTTACCTGCAGTTCGTAATTCAGCCATAAATACATCAGTTTTATTTCGTGGTTCTAATTCACCTGTTTGCCTATCTGTGTATTGGATGCGGTTAGCTGAATCACCATTCCTAAAATATAAAGCTAATTTACTAACTTGATAGCCACGTAATAAAGTATCGCCAATTCCCATGCCATCTAGATCTGGGATGCTTGCTAATTCGCCGCCATTAGCAAGGAATATTGCTAGCAGTTCCTGCCCATCGCCTTGGCTTAGTAATTGAGACCACAGCAGCTTTGTTTCTACCCTTACACCTCCATAGCTATTGCGACGATTAGCAAATACCATCTGCATGGATTCGCCAAGCTTTGCAAGCGGTTGTACTGATGTAAAACCATCGACATTGGTGAATCTATTCTCAACATTAACGCTGGCACCTGTTACATCACCGCCGCTTTGCTGTTGCGCGGGGTCAGATTGCTTCGGCAGCTTAGGCTTTGGTGCTAATGCTGATGCGGCAAAGCTAAGGCCAGCTCCTACTACTGTTGTAACAATGCCAACTGTTATCGGATCACACGCCACATGCGGCACTACGTCATAAGCTGGATCGCGTTCGGGGCGGTAATTAGCCACCTCATTTGCGTACCAGTTATACTCTTCAATGGTTAAGCCTAAAGTATCAATTAATTGCTTTTCCCATGGCAGTATCGCGCCTCGTATTTGACGGCTGGTGACCATACCACCCGGCTGGTTTGTGCGCTGCAATGAAGCCATCCGGTGTCGTAGAAAACAGCTAGCCCGAAGCTATTGCTAGCTTGCACTAACGCAATAATACCAGTTTCGGCTGGTGTTCCCCATAAGTCTAATTGCTCCTTAAAGATACTGGTATCACCTGCGTGTAAACGCCGATACCAATTGCGAGCTGGTACTGGTGCTTCAATGCCATGCCACGCCAATACCCACCGGCATAAATTAATGCAATCTGTAGCGCCATGCCGTGCGGGTTCAGCGCCAAGCCTGTATGGCAAGCCAATAAGATCAGCCGGATCTGATAGCGCCCGTGGTTGGCAATGCGCCGACGGCTTCACGACTGATTCGTAAATTAGGCGCTTGCGCACCAATTGCATCGATCGCACTACTTAATTCCATTTCGACCGCTTGTGTATTATACGTTAATCCAGTCGCAATCCAGGTTTCATCACCTAACAGCAAATATGGCGCATAAGTATCACTGAGCTGATATGTTTTCACATTTACTTCCCAGCCATTATTCACTGCACTTTGCACCCAGTTCAAAGTTAATGGGTTTGCGGGTAACGTAAGCTGGCTGCTGATGTTATCGCCGCTTTTTGTTTTTTGTGCACCTTGATAATTAAATGGCAATAGCTGATATGTATTGCCTGCAAATGTAATCTGTCCCTCTGAGAAGAAGTTTTGATACCTGGTGATGCCGCCTGCAGTATCAGTAAATGTAACAAAATTACCAATAACAAATACGCTCATCTTAAACCTACCTGTCTGCGATAGGCCGGTGATTGCTGCAACTTACTGGTAACTTGCGCAGCACCAGCCTTTGCTCCAGCCGCTGCTGCACGTTTTTCTGTTGCCATCATCGCTGCTTGCAACTGGTCAGTGCTGACATAATCCTGCCCTAGGAATCTAGTTGTTTCAAAGCTCATTGATAATACAGGAGTTGCCGCTGCGCCAGCGCCCATTGCATCACTGCTGCTATTACCGCTACTGCTACCGCCTTGGCGTTGATACCGCGCCATTGCTGCTGTGGTATCGGCTGGGATAATCTTACCAGCGCTAGATGGCACAAACAGCTCAGGGCCTTTCTCGCCGACCATATAAGTGCTGTTGCTGCTTACTGGGCCGCCAGCAGCTTTACCGCCGCCAAAGATCTTAGTGCCACCAATATCAATACCGCCAAGCAATGACTTAATGCCAAACGATATAAGCATCCTGCCAATATCTTTTAATATATCAGACAAGCTTTCTTGCAAACTCTTAGCTCCGGTTATGGCACCATCAATAGCGCCAACAATTCCGCTTTCAATGCTAGAGCCAATGCCTTGGACTAAATTTTTAATTGATTGCTGTTTAGACGCAAATTCAGCACTTGCATCATTAATTTCTT